AAACTGCAATCTATTTCTAAAAGTGTATTTATCTTTTTTTTATTACTCCAAGTTTTATAATTCATAAACTCTTGTATGTTTTCATATTTATATCTCATTGTTTTTGTTTTAAAATAATTCTGTTTGGTTTACATTTTGTTTTCTTGTTATTCCTACTGCTGTTTCTAGTATTGTTTTTCCAGCTTCATAATCTACTAAGTTTCTTGCTATTTTATCTCTTCTTTGAGTTCCTTTATATTTGTAAAAATCATAATCGTGAAATTTACACCATTTTGGTATCTCGTTAGTAACTCCATTCATAAGACCTTTTCCTTGCGTTCTTTCATTTAGACAACTTGGAATATTAAAATTTGTCCAATATAAATGCCTACCTCTTTTCTTTGCAGGGATTAAAGGTTCGTAATATGGCGTTACATTTTCAACTACATATTTACCTTTAAAGTGATTATCTAAAAATATAACTTCTTGATATAATTTCATATCTGGATATAAAGGAATAAAAGCATCAGTTGTTTTTTGTGTCATCCTTACTTTACTATGCGTTGGACAAGGTGGGCTGCTCCATATAAAATCAAACTCTTGGTAATGGTCTAATAAATATTGGTGTGCATCTGCTACAATTACAATATCATTAGGAAACCTCTCTTGGTACAATCTTGCTGCCTCTGGGTCTAATTCAACAGCAGTTACTTCTATATCTGTAACTTCATCCCACTTGTAACGGTTACCACCTAAACAAGCATATAAGTTTAATATCTTCATTTTTTTTGTTTTAATACGTTATTACCACCAATAGTAAATCCTAATCCACTATTGTAATCAAATCTTAGTGGCTCTCCTAGCATTGTAGGTTTGCCACCAGTTTCTTTATCTTTTATTTTATATACGTGAACTTCTGTCATCATCCACAATTTATCGTGTGAAATTAATCTATGTAAACAAATAAAATTATCTACTCTATTAGGAAACACTTGGCCACCTTCACAATCTGCTTTTCTTGGTGGTTGTATATGTCCGTTTAATTGATGGTCTGGTGGATAAACTCTACGTGCTGCTTCTGTTTGTGGATGCATTGCAATAAACATTGTTTTACCTGTCTTGTTGCAGAACTCTCTAACATCATTACAAACTTGATAATTACGTTCAAATTGTGAAATCCTTCTATCGTGGTTTATACCTGTGTATGGGTCAATAAAACATCCATCACATTCTTCTGCTTCAAATATCTTTAATAGTTCTTTATGGTTGTAAAGTTTTCTATTATCAATAAATTTAAAATACTTACTTATTTCATCGTGATAAAATAAATATTCGTTTAAATCTTTAATTGTTTCACCAGTCCACATTTGTATTATATCTCTTTTAAGTTGTCCAGCATTGTTTTCACCTGACCAGATACACCACTTCTTACCGTGTATTTTACTTAGTGCAGTTAAGTACCATAATATAAAATTAGTTTTACCAACATTATCTAAACCAAGAAACATATTAAAGTTGCCATTCTTATAAAGAAAGTAATCATCTAATAAACAACCAATGCCAATACCTTTTTTAATTCTACCTTCTTTAAATGCTTTTAAATATGGTACTGTGGCTTTATCTTCTAATATCATTGGTCAAGAAGTTTTTGCACTTCATCATTTACTTTTAATAAATTATCATTTGCGTAATTATCTTTTCTTTTCTTTTCTTTTCTTAATGCTTGAGCCCTGCTTAAGCCCCCCTTCTTTCCGTTGCTTACATTTCGCTTGTGTTCTACTAAGCGTTGCTGGTGTTGTTCATCTAGCCATTTAATACTAATAGTTTCTTCTTCTATCTTAAATAACTCAGCATCTACTAAAGCACTCCATTGTTTAGGTATTAATGTTTTTATTTGATTTCTTGAAACTTTACATTCTTTGCTCCAGTAGTAGCAGCAAACTTTCATAAATGCACCTTGAACATCTAAGTCCATAAATGATATTGAGCCAGTTATCCATTGGTTAGGATAAAATTTAAAGTATGGTAATTCTTTCATAATTTGATTAGTTTGATTTGATTGTAATTTATTAATTTGTTTGTTTCCAAAACGTAACTATCTACTGTTAAGTAGTTTACATTTTTTTTAAATATAAAATTATTTTTATTAAATAACATTTGATTTGTTGCAAAACCTTGAAAAATAAACTTGCCTTTATTATCCATATAGAATTTTGCAAATAAATCTATATTTGATTTGGAATAACTAGGTGTCATTAAATACTTTTCGTTTTGACTTGTTTTAACATCTACTGTATAGCCATTTAAAACTGCATCTCCATTATCAGTTTTTTTAATTTTAGAAGTATTATTTATTGTAAAATCTGGAAATAAATTAAATCCTTTACAAAATAAAAATTCTCCAGCAAATCCAAGTTTATTGTTTCTAATTCCTTTTTTATTATTTGCTTGACCTTTACCATCTAAATTAGATTTTTCTTTGTTTAATTGTCTTTCGTTTGCCACAAGATTAATAATATCTTTTTCAATATTAGATAAAATAAAATAATCATTTATATTCATAATATGCTTTGTTTTTAGCTTCATACTTATAATAAGCTAATAATTCTTCTTCGTTAAGTGATTCTTCTTTATATAGTTTATCAAAGGTGAAGGACACGTTTTTAATGTCCTCCACTTCTTTTTTTGGTTGTATATAATCAAAGTATTTAAAATTTTTCTTTTGTATTTTATACGCTTGTACTAAAGAAATGTATTTGATTTTATACTTTTTTGCTATCTCTGGCATTGTTAATCCGTTCATCAACATATTCTGTATATCCAACGAACTCAAATCCAATGCTTTCAAAACGCTTGATTCTTTCACGATACTTAAAAGGGTAAATCGTTTGAAGTATTACTTGCTTCAGCTTTAGGTGCTTCTGCATCTGGCTTCCAAGTATCTACACTAATACTAACATCTTTACCATATTGGTCAGCTTCATCTTTTAAATTAATATTTAACTTAATAAATTTGTTGCCATTATACTCTTGTATGTAATCAGCTATTTTACTTGGATTGATTGTTACTTTTAACCATTTAGGATTCATAACTTTACCACTACCACAGTATATTGTTTCTTCTTTTTTATCCATTGTTATTTGTTTTTATTTGTTTATACATAAGACCTTACAGTACGATTTGTTTTTTCATTAGTTAAAAAAACATCATTCATACCTAAAACTTTATCACCATTTTCAATCATAAAATTTAAATCCTTATAGAATATTTCGTGTTCAAAAATTTTACCTAAATAGTTGTAATCTAAAATAAAACTATTTTTTTTAAATTCTAACACATTACCATGCCAAGTTCCATAAGGTATAAAATCATCGTGAATATGTATTGCATATCTTATTTTATCATCTGAATTGTGCATCATACATATTAAATTTTCAACACAATCTTTATGCGTGAATACAAAACCTGATATTATTTCTTCTTTATCCATTGTTATTTGTTTTTGTTGTTTATATTCTGACATCCAATGCCATTCTTTTTTAATCATTAAAATTTATATGTTATTCCTATTGCTACAAAGAATCCTCCTGTTGCTATTGCTAATGTATTAGGATTTAAATCTAATTGCGCTGCGTGAGGATGCCATAACATATAGCTTGTTCCAGCAGTCATTAAACTTAAACCACCTATTATTGCTAACTTCTTCATAATATTTCTTCTGATTCTGTTTTTATTTCTACAATATCACTTGAATAACCTTCAGGTTCTCCATTCCACTCTTTAAATTTATCTGTATAATAATCGTAATCCATCCAACCTTTAAATAATAAACTATCATCTAATTTATATATCTGTACATTAAATGGTGTTGTAGTTTCTATTGCTACAATATAAACATCTGTATCTTTGTCGTATTGGTCTTGATACATTGCTAACTGCATTTTATATTCATTATAGTATAAATCACGTTCAAAGCGTTTTCCAGCATCATTAGTGGTTTTTATATCTACCACACACTTTTTGCCATTAAACGTTGTTAAAAGGTCTGCAAATCCTTTAAAATTAACTTCTTTATGTTGCCACTCTAACTTAATTTCAGTATCTACTTTGTTTTTTATCATTTCAGTTAATACTGGATGTGACATAGCATTGTTTATTATCTTGTTTGCATCATCTAATTCTTGTTGCTTATTTAGTGTTTTACCTTCATTTTGTTCTTTGAACTCAATCCATTGTTTACCAGCTCGCCTTGCACCTTCAAATATTGCAAACTCTTTAGTAAATGTATCTGGTTCTAATAACATCTTATGAATTATTGTTCCAAACTGCATTGCATCAGTAGTTTTTAATTCTTTGTTCCAATATGCTAGTAAATGGTTGGGAGATTTTTTAAACTGGCATAAGGCCGAGTAACTCAAGTGATTCTTTTTCATAATATATGTTTTGATTTATTTTTTGATTTTATCTATTACCATTGTTAAAACCATTCCAAAAATTGTACTAGTTAACACTAA